ACCTTTCAAAACAACGACAGTATTGATATAATCACTGTAAAAAGAAAAATCGATAATATTCGGTCTATTCCACAACCCGAACAACGTACAAATGAATGGTATAAATTTCGACATAATTTAATAACGGCGTCAAACCTAGGGAAAATTTTCGCCACGGAAGCGCAACGAAATAGTTTGATTTATGAAAAATGTTCTCCGGTAAAACAGCTAGATAATGATGATACTGGATATACTTATGTAAACACACAAAGTCCATTACACTGGGGGCAAAAATATGAACCCGTCTCTGTTATGTTATATGAGAAAACATTTAATACAAAGGTAGAGGACTTTGGATGTATACAACATGAAACATATGATTTTATAGGAGCATCACCAGATGGTATAAATGTAGACGATACATCTAACCGTTTTGGAAGAATGTTAGAAATTAAAAATATTGTTAACAGAGAAATCGACGGAAATCCATCAAAGCAATATTGGATTCAGATGCAAATACAATTAGAAGCGTGTGATTTAGAATATTGCGATTTTCTTGAAACACGGGTTAAAGAATTTGATAAAGAAGAAGAATTTTATGAAAGCGACAAAGAAAAGGGTGTTATATTACACTTTGTGGAAAGAATTAGTATTGGAGCAACCCCTCCCACGGATTCGTCCAGTGATGAAAATACAGGCTATCGATTGGCTCAACAATATTCTGGTAAACCAAATTATGTATATATGCCTTTAGATATACCATTGGATAAAGACAGTGTGAATAAATGGATAGAAACAACACGTACAAAGATGAGAAGAAGCTGGTCGCTATATGCGCCCCTTTATTGGTATCTAGATCAATTGTCGTGCGTTGTAGTTGAACGGAACCGGGAATGGTTTAAAGCTGCTATTCCCGAAATTGAGGATACGTGGAAAACAATATTAAAAGAACGTGAAACTGGTTATGAACACCGAGCCGCTAAAAAGAGAATTATCAGAACACCCGGTCTAGAGATAACGCAAAATGAAAACGAGGAAAGTCGAACAATACACAACTTACCATCGAGTGGAGGGGTTTGTTTAGTGAGATTGGATCACGATGACCAAATGCCGTAGAATCATTGTAATAATATGAAAAGTGAATTTACTTAAACTTTAAAAAAAATTCCCTACCTTTGATTCCAAACGTAAAATACATGATGGTAGACAAAAATGCGGCCATAAAACACCACCAAGAACCGATCGCCCCTTTCACATAATATTTTACAGCAAAAACAAAAAGTGATACTATTAAAAATGCTTTCCAACTAGGAAATGTTATAAACATAGCAAAAATTAATGCTTCCAATACGTGGACATCATTATTTGCCCAAATAGGTGAGGATAATTTATTAGAACACATTGGTTGAGAATATCCATGAAATCTGTAAAAAATATACATTGAACCAATAATAATAATAGCGTCTAGTAATCGATTATCTGTTTCGCTGATAAAATAAATATTATATACAACTTGCATAATTAATATAATAGGAATTACAAACGAGGTTACTAGAAAGTTCACCCAATCCTTTTTCATTTTTGTAAACCATAAAATCGCATCTACAAATTGCATAGAAGTAAAAATCAAAAATGCAATGACTGTTTTTTTTTCACTTTCTGTTAAATCACGTTGAAATAATATATAACCTAAAGCGTATGCGGCAATACCTGTTCCCAATGAAACTTCGAAACTATAACACATATATAATATGTGTTATATTTTAAAAATTATAAAATTGAAACATATCATTATTCATAATCATTATATAAACTAACAAAATGAACAAGGAAAATAAAAAAACTTCAGTAATCAAACTACCGTGTATTGTTAAAATATATCGTGGTATACCTATAGAAAACAATGATTATAAACAATATTTAAAAATTGATGAACTAAATTTAAACATAATTAGAAATAAGTCTATCAATCAGACTTTTCGCAGAAATAATCCAAATTCAATATAGGCGCAGCATAATGTTTATCACGTATTTGATGATGTTTTATATGCTGTGCAGGCGAAACTAGATATTTTGACCATCGAATATGCTCAAATTCTTTACAATGAATGATATTATTAAAAATAGAAATAGATGCGATAGGTATTATAAATGTTATTTCATTTGGTCTTATAATTACAGCACCAATAATAAATGGAGTAATATATGCTATTAAAAATTCTGTAGTTGAAACAGCATTTCCTAAACTTGGTATTAAATATTTATCAAATTCGTGATGGAAATCGTGATATTTTTTTAAAAACGATATTTTATGCATTGATTTATGTGCTATATAATACCCAACATGATGTATTAATAATAATAAGAAAACTTTATCGAAATAAATATAGTAATTATCGTGTTTTAATAAGTAATTGTCTGTAACTGCGTAAATGAGTGGAGAAATTACCAACATATTTAACATTATTTTATTATATGCTGTAAATATTAATTTACTCGGATAATTCACCATTACATCTTTTAAACTGCTTAGTGCTATTGTATTATCCATATGTACGCCAATTATATAAGAAGTATATCCTAATAGAAACCCTTTAAATAGTGACCACCACATTTAATATAGTATATTATCACATCTTTATTTTTTTGTAAAGAACATAAATATTTATTTTTATAATAATTTATAAAAATGGGTTTTATAGATGATGAAGAAATGAATGTAATTAAACGCAATGGAGAAAAAGAAGTTGTATCATTTGATAAAATCTTACAACGTATAAAAAAAACGGGTATTGAAGCGAATATTCATATTAATTACACTGCTCTTGCAATGAAAGTGATTGATCAATTGTATGATGGTATATCTACGACGCAAATTGATGAATTAACTGCAGATCAATGCGCATCACTAGCCTCTACGCATCCAGATTATAATGTACTAGCAGGTAGAATTATTGTATCAAATCATCAAAAAAATACCACACCCGTTTTCTCGCAAGGCATAGTAACACTATATAAATTTAAAGATAAACATAATATTAGTTCACCTCTTGTTTCAGGAACTTTATTTGATATTGTTATGAAACATCCCGAGGATTATGACGGTTTATGTGATTATTCACGTGATTATTTAATTGATTATTTCGGGTTTAAAACACTTGAACGTGCTTATTTAATGAAAATTGGTAATGATATTGTTGAACGTCCACAACATATGTGGTTACGAGTAGCTATTGGTATCCATGGTGAAGATTTCGATCGTGTAAAAGAAACATATGACTGTATGTCTCAAAAATTCTTTACTCACGCGACACCTACATTATTTAATTCTGGAACACCTCGTCCTCAATTGTCTTCATGTTTTTTAATTGCAATGGAAAATGATAGTATTTCTGGGATTTACAATACGTTAAGTGATTGTGCGAATATTTCAAAATGGGCAGGTGGAATTGGAATGCATATTCATAATGTTCGTGCTACAGGTAGTCATATTCGTGGTACAAATGGTACGTCAAATGGTATTGTTCCTATGTTACGTGTATTTAATACTACAGCCAAATATGTTGACCAATGTATTCACCCAGAAACCATTATATATACTACTCAAGGACCTAAACAAATTCAGCATTGTGAAATGGGGATCACTTCAATATATAATATATATGGTGAAACAGAGATTATCGAAAATGTATTAGAACACACATATCACGATAAAATGCTTGAGATACATACTATGCATTCTATTTTTCCGTTACAAATCACACCTGAACATCCAGTATATGCATTATGTAATCAGAAAAAAGGATTGAATTATAATGTAATACGAAACCGTCTTGAGAAAAATTTAGTAAATATAGATTGGGTTGAGGCAAAAAATCTTGATGAAGATGATATGATCGCTTATTCTATTCCTACCTATGAAATGGATAATAAATCGATTACCGAAGAAGATTGTAGAATGTATGGTATTATATTAGGAGATGGCTCACTAAACAATTCAAATAACGGTTCTGGTTATATATCATTACATACACATAACAAAAGGGAGATGTGCGCATTTATTTTGCAATATTTTGAAAATCGATGTATTCAATGCGATATGACCATTGATGCTAATACAACCTGTATTCGTTGGAACAAACACATTGAACTACCATTTAGATATAATGATTTTTATGATGAAAACAAACAAAAACGTATTTTACCGAAATGGTTAAATTTACCGTTACATAAATCAAAATATATTTTGAAAGGATTAATAGAAACGGATGGATGTTATAACGTATCTGAACTAGTATTCGATAGTACTTCGCTAAATTTAATCGAATCGATTCGGTTTTTGTGTCTGAAAATGGGAATATTAACCAGTGGATATGTGCGAGATCGTATCGGAGAAAAACATTATACGGCGAATGGTGTAATTGAGAATAAACGTATCGGTTATTGTTTACGAATTCCTAGAACATCCGATATTTGTACATTAATGGGATTTGAATATAAAAAAGACCAATTTTTCAAATTTTTTAGACATAATAATCTTTTATTCACACGAGTTCAATCTATTCAAGAAACCACATACAATGGGATTGTTTATGATTTACAAATGTCCAAAGAACATAATTATATGATTCATAATGGACTCATCCATAATGGTGGTGGAAAACGAAATGGAAGTTTCGCAATTTATCTAGAACCTTGGCACTCTGATATCGAAGTTTTTCTTCAAATGCGTAAAAATCACGGCGATGAAGAATTAAAAGCAAGAGACCTTTTTTATGCTTTATGGATACCCGACCTTTTTATGGAGCGTATTAAATCGGATGGAAATTGGACATTAATGTGTCCCGATGAATGTCCTGGATTAGCGGATGTTTACGGAGATGACTTTAAAGAACTCTATGAAAAATATGAATCGCGTGGATCAGGTAGACAAACTGTTAGTGCACGTAAACTTTGGTTTCAAATATTAGATGCTCAGATGGAAACAGGTACACCTTATTTATGTTATAAAGATGCAGCAAATCGTAAATCGAATCAAAAGAATCTTGGTATTATTAAATCATCCAATCTTTGTACAGAAATTATGGAAGTTTCCAATAAAGACGAAACCGCTGTGTGTAATCTAGCCAGTATAGCTTTACCCGCCTTTATTGACAAGACAAAAAGTCCTCCTGTGTATAATTTCGAGGAATTACATCGTATATCACGCATAGTGACCTTTAATTTAAATCGTGTAATTGATGTTAATTACTATCCTACGCCCAAAACACAAAATAGTAACAATAAACATCGTCCTATCGGTATAGGCGTACAAGGTTTGGCCGACACTTTTATACAACTAGGTTACACATTTGAATCAGAGGAAGCAAAACAATTGAATCGTGAAATTTTTGAAACAATTTATCATGCAGCATTAGAAGAATCTTGTTTGATCGCACAAAAGGACGGATATTATAGTTCGTTTGAAGGTTCTCCTGCTAGTAAAGGTATATTACAATTTGATATGTGGAATGTTGTTCCAGATAATAATCGATATGACTGGGACGACCTTAAAGAACAAATTAAACAGCACGGATTACGCAATTCACTATTACTCGCACCAATGCCTACTGCTTCTACATCTCAAATATTGGGATACAATGAATGTATTGAACCAATCACTTCAAACATATATAGTCGACGTACATTAGCAGGTGAATTTATTATTGCGAATAAATATTTAATGCGTGATTTAATTGATCTTAACTTATGGAATGATAGTGTGAAAAATAACATTATTGCGAACAATGGTTCTGTACAACATATTGAAATTATTCCAAAAGAAATTCGTGATAAATATAAAACTGTTTGGGAAATACCTATGCGTAGCCTCATTGATATGGCGGCTGATCGTGGAGCTTATATATGTCAGAGTCAGTCGTTAAATTTATGGTTAGAAGATCCCAACTATAAATTTAACGAC